TTGTTTCTTGAGGTAGGTAAGTTTGTTGCTAAATACAACAAGCTACCTACTATAGATGCTTTTAAGATTGAGATAGATCAGAGCGGTCGTTACAATGACGATCAGTATACTGCCGCTATGGAGATGTTACCTAACATCTTTGATGATGTATCTAAGAAAGCAGATAAGGACTGGCTTGAAGATACTACTGAGAAGTGGTGTCAAGATAGAGCTATACATAATGCGATTATGGAGAGTATCTCTATAATTGACGGTAAGCATCAAGAGCTTACTAAGAACGCTTTACCTGATTTGTTACAGAAAGCGTTAGCAGTAACGTTTGACTCATCAGTCGGTCACGACTATATCGAGAATGTAGAGGAACGTTATGACTTCTATCATGAGCAAGAAGAAAGAATACCTTTCGATCTGGAGTACCTTAACCGAATCACAAAAGGTGGTATTCCTAATAAAACTCTCAATATTGCGCTCGCAGGAACTGGAGTAGGTAAGTCACTCTTTATGTGTCATATGGCTGGTAATATACTAAGCCAAGGTAGGAACGTCCTATATATTACTATGGAGATGGCTGAAGAGCGTATCGCTGAACGTATAGATGCTAATCTACTTAACATACCTATAGATCAATTAGAGAACATTGCTAAGCCTATATTCAAGAGTAAGGTAGATGATATTGCTTCTAAGACTAATGGTAAGTTAATCATAAAAGAATATCCAACAGGCGCGGCTAACTCTAGTCATTTCAGAGCGCTATTAAACGAACTAAAGCTTAAACGTAACTTTGTACCGGAGATTATCTTTATTGACTATCTTAATATCTGTGCATCTGCTCGTATGAAAGCTATGGGAGGATCGATCAATTCTTATACGTATATTAAAGCTATTGCCGAGGAGTTACGTGGCCTTGCTGTTGAGTTCAACGTACCGGTCTTCTCTGCGACGCAAACGACACGTTCGGGTTTTACTAGCTCAGATCCTGGGCTTGAAGATACGTCCGAGTCTTTTGGACTACCCGCTACCGCTGACTTAATGATTGCTCTTATATCATCTGAAGAGCTAGAAGCTCAAGGACAGATAATGGTTAAGCAGCTTAAAAATAGATATAACGATCCTGGTAGATATAAACGATTTGTACTAGGCGTTGATAGAGCTAAGATGAGACTATTCGATGCAGATAATCCAACTGAAGGTGTTGTAGATGATACACCAGCATTCGATAAGTCTCAAGTAAACGAACGATTCAAAGATTTTAAAATGGAGTAGCTAAATGGCACAAAAAGGTATCACTAACAGTAAAAAGACAAGTATTGGCAAAGGTAATGTTAAAACGTCTTCAATGAATAAACATAAACGTCGATCATATAAAAAGTCTCGAGGTCAAGGATAATGCATGCCCGTCTCTTATCGCACAGTCAACCCGTACGGCATGTACATTCAGGCGAACCAGGAATTATGGGACTTGAAAACATCCAAGACCTCGTCGCTTATTGCGCCCGTGTCTCCAATCCATCGAACCAATCTAACACGAAAACGACACCCAAGCTGCTTGAGTACCTTATTAAGCATAAGCACTGGAGCCCGTTTGAAATGGCAAGCGCATGCATTGAAATTACAACAACTAGAGACATCGCTCGACAGCTGTTAAGACATAGATCATTTTCGTTTCAAGAGTTCTCTCAACGCTATGCTGATATCAGAGACCTAGATGACTCTGTAGTAATCCGTAAAGCAAGACTACAAGATGAAAAGAATAGACAAAACAGCGTTATAACAGATGATACTTCTCTACATGTTCAGTGGGAACAACATCAGCGTAACGTATGGCATTCTGCTATGACTGCTTATAAATGGGCAATCGAAAACGGTATTGCTAAAGAACAAGCACGAGTTGTACTACCAGAAGGTAATACTGTATCTCGTTTGTATGTGAATGGAACTATTAGATCATGGATACATTATATCGAATTGCGATCAGCTAATGGTACGCAAAAAGAACATATGGACTTAGCTAAAGCAACAGCTGAAGCCATAAGTAAAATATATCCAAACATATCTAATTTCATTCAGGAGTAATCACATGAGTCGTCAGAAGCATCTATCAACATACTATTCAGATCACGGAGAAGGAAAGGCAGAAATCTGGTTTGATTTCAAAGAAGAGCTTGCCTTTATTAAGTATTTAGACGATAATGATGTTATGTTCTTTGAAGAGAGCTTTCCTAATAACTCTATTAGTTATGTGGAAGATGCTGCTGAGAACTGGGCTTTAGGAATAAAGAAATTGAAAGGATATAAACAAATTGCCTTATTATAGTACAAAAACATACGGACATAACATCGGACTATCAGCGGTGTTCCGTCAACCTAATGCAGATCATTCTCATTGTCATCTACTACATGGTTATAGTCTAGGGTTTAAGTTTACCTTTGCTTGTGATCATCTTGATAATAAAAACTGGGCTGTAGACTTCGGAGGCTTAAAGCCTATCAAAGCATGGTTAGAAGATAGCTTCGATCATAAGACAGCTATTGATAAAGCTGATCCTCATATAGATGTCTTTCTTGATCTAGAGAAGAAAGGTCTTATTGACCTTAGAATCTTTGATGGTGTAGGTGCTGAGAAGTTTGCTTATCATGCATTTGTATTTGCTGATAATCTTATTAAAGAGAAAACAGATGGTAGATGTTGGGTACATTCAGTAGAGTGTTCAGAGCATGGAGCTAACAGCGCTATCTATGGAGTTTAATGATGCATGCTGTAATTGTTACTGGTGGGTTTGATCCGATACATTCAGGTCATATAGAATATTTTAAAGCAGCTAAAGAGTTAGGCAGTATTCTGTTTGTTGGATTAAATTCAGATGACTGGCTTTCTCGTAAAAAGGGTAAAGCATTTATGCCTGTAGAAGAACGTAAAGCTATAATTGAGTCTATTAAATATGTAGGGCATGTTTTTACGTTTAATGATGTAGATGATACGGCTAATGATGCTATTAAGTATGTTAAGAATTATATACCAAGAGACAGTACTATTTCATTTGCAAATGGCGGAGATAGGACTCAAACAAATATACCAGAAATGATTGAAGATCATAAAGGAATAAACTTTGTGTTCAGTGTAGGTAGTGATAAGAAAAATAGCTCATCATTAATATTAAAAAAGTGGAAAGAGGAATAACTATGGTTAAAGCTATTTTAGATAAGAAGTTCTTAAAGGTAGAACAAGATAAAGACGGAGAACTCTTCTTAGAGTTCCCTGACGATCTATTAGAAACTATGAACTGGAAGCCCGGTGATACTATTATCTGGACTGAGCTTCCTAATGGTAATGGATATAATGTAGAGAAAGCGAAGACACATGACGGATAAGAAGTACATCTATAGTGAAATATTTCATTCAATACAAGGTGAAGGACATTATACAGGTGTACCTACTGCATGGATTAGATTCTTTCTTTGTAACTTACAATGTGATGGCTTTGGTCAGAAGTTTCCGACTAAGCCTGATACATATGAATTACCTTATGCAGACTTTGATGCTCACTCTGTTGATAGAGTAGAAGATCTACCTGTATGGGATAAAGGCTGTGACTCATCATATACTTGGTCTAAGAAGTTTAAGCATCTTATGGGTAATGCTACTGGTGCTGAGTTAGCTGAGAAGCTAGTTAATATTATGAAGAATGAGCATAACCCTGATGGATTGTTTATGCATCCTTTATCTAAGCAGCATAATCATCTTTGTATTACAGGTGGTGAGCCTTTGATGCGTCATGCTCAGAATGCTTTCATCGACATATATAATAACCTAGGTGATAATATTCCGTCATCTATTACATGGGAAACAAATGGAACTCAGAAGCTATCAGATGACTATAAGAATCTGATACAAAGCGATTCGTTTAAACCTGAAGCGTTCTTCTCTGTGTCTCCTAAGCTATGGACAGTAGCAGGTGAGAAGAGAGAGAAGGCTATTAAACCTGAGATTGTTAAAGAGTATTATGACCTATCTAAAACAGGTCAATTAAAATTCGTTGTAGGACAGACAAAAGAAGAGTGGCAAGATCTTGATGAAGTCGTTACAATGTTTAGAGATGCTGGTGTACATTATCCTATATGGATTATGCCTACTGGTGCTCGAGAAGAAGAACAGTCCGCTACAGCTGGTGATGTAGCAAAGATGGCATTTGAAAGAGGCTATAACGTCGCTGGAAGAATGCATGTCTACTTATTTGGAAACGCAATCGGAACATAGAGGCCTCCCTCTATTAAAAAAACTAGGAAAATATAATGGCTAAATGGAAAGACGTAACTCCCGTATCTCAGAAGATTCGTGAGGAATTAAAACATAAAGGTATCAGATTCTGGGCTGGGGATAATATCTCAGAGGTACTGTCTGAAGACGATAAGCAAGCTCTTATCGACGAAGCAACAGAAAAGTTCGAAGGTGTATTAGATGCACTTGTTATTGACCGTGAGAACGATCCTAACTCAATGGATACAGGTCGTAGATTAGCCAAGATGTATATCAATGAGATTATGGCAGGTCGTTATAATGCAGCACCTAAAGCAACTGCATTCCCTAATGATGGTGAAGATGGTTACACAGGAATGATTGTAATACGTTCTGAGTTACGATCAGTATGTTCGCATCATCACCAACCAGTAGCAGGTGTTGCATACATTGGTATTATACCAGGAGAGAAAGTAATAGGATTATCTAAGTATACTCGTATTGCTCAGTGGTGTGCTCGCAGAGGTACTCTACAAGAAGAACTAGCTAATGATATCTGTAAAGAGATTCAGAAGGCAACAGAGTCAGAAAACGTAGCTGTATATATTCAAGCTACTCATGGCTGCTGTGAGAACAGAGGCATTATGGCTCATAGTTCTCTTACTCAAACAACTGTTCTTAAAGGTCATTTCTTAGATGATTCTATGACTACTAAGAAAGAGTTCTTTGATAATATTAAATTACAACAATCATTTGCAGGTAAATAGAACATGAATCATATGAACGTTAGTTTTGTTAAGAGTGGCCTCCGCTTTATTGCGGGGGGTGCTCTAATCAGTGGAAGTCTTCTGTGGGGTGGTATATTCATTATCTTAGCAGAGGTACTTGGAGTCGTAGAAGAAGTTGTAGATAAAAGGGTAGAAGAATGAAAGAACAATTGAAAAGAGCAGCACGTATGCATGCTGAAGGAGAGCTAGAGCGCGCTAAGACTAATGTTATGGTTTATATGAATCAGTCTGTTGGTATTGGTGAGCATAGTGATATCGTAGAAGCTATTCAAGAAGAACTTGATAAGATGGCTTTAGCTTCTGATCGAATAGATATGCTTGAAAAGTATTTCCCTTTATAAGATGATACGTGAATTCGAAACATCTAAAGAAGAGATAGTAACTATCTTAGCAGAAGAATGTGCCGAGCTCATACAAGAGATAATGAAGATGAAGCGTAAGAATAATTATGCTTCATCTCCCTTTATGAACGAAGTCGCAGACGTATTGCTTATGATAGAACTAGCAAAACAAGCTGGATTGATCTCAGAAGAGCAATTAGCTATAAGAACTCCCATAAAACGTAACAAACTAATTCAATGGTCTAATCTATTTAATTTGTAACCTATTGATTTCCTTGATACCTTTTTAGTTGCACTTAGGACAAAAAGCGCCTATAATAAGGTATAATAAGAAATAAAGGAGTTATATTATGATTACATTAACATTAGAAACTAAAATTGAAGACGGCGTATATTCTTGG